AACAAGTTTGGATTGACTACGCCAACCCCGAAATGCGCGAAGACCCTGAGTGGCCTATGTTCAATGTCGTTATGTTTGATGAAAATCACGATGAATTGGCAACGGACAGTTTTGACGATGTGGAAGAGTTGGTTGCACGCTTAAAAGGAGAAAAATAATGCGGTTAGTTATTAAGGATATTATCAAAGCTCTCAATGTAACTGAAGAAGTTGCCAAAAAGGTTGAATTTCAAATGCAATGCACAGACTTTGATTTTTCACAAGCAACAAGCCAAGAGTTTCTGCAAGAAGCTAAATATGCACTGATGGATTTAAACCAATGAAACATAAGCTAGAAATTGCCGCCGAAATCATATTCCTCTTGGCTCTGTTTGCAGTGCCATTGTTCATCAGAAGCGCAATGCTATGACTAATATAATTAAATGCCCTGAATGCGATGGCGAAGGCGAGGTTGAGCGCGATGTTTGGGTGCGCCAAAGCTCAACTTGGCACGGCGACTTTGAATCCGTTATGGAAGATTGCGATAACTGCGATGGCAAAGGTAAGATTGAACCAATGGAGGAAAACGAATGAAATACGATCCAGATGCACTTACCCGCCACGTTCTTGATTGCGCACAGCAAGGCATGTCTCAGATTGAGACCGCAGAATTGCTGCGGGTATCGCCGTCAACAATACATCGTATTTGTTCGGCTGCGAACATAAAACTTGAAAGGAAGAAACGTGAATACGGACCAAACTCAGATTATTATAAAAAGGCTAGAGCGGATCAACAGCATAATGCTGACGGAGGCGAAGACGGCGATGCGGCCAAACTTGAAGCAGCGGCTGGAAGAGCAGCAAGCGCTGCTCGACGTACTAAAGCGCGAGATGCAAAAGACGCAGCCGAGCGATTGAGGGCCAAGCTGGAGGGCGTGACCGATAAGCATGAGCGCTTTGAGATCACATACGGCCACTGCCTATGGGAGTTTGAAGCGCTCATGTATCGCCAGCGCAAACGTGAAGCTCTACCATCTGGCCCGCGCAGGCCGACAACTATGGCCCCATCTATGCAGCGCGCAGCTGAGGCCAGCAAACAACACAGCATTGACCAAGGCAATCGCCTGTTTTCTTTGATCCCGTATGACCAGCGCGTGACGGCAGCAGAGGCCGCTGAGCTGCTGGGTGACAGCATTCCTCGCACGTCAAGCTATCTCAAGAAAATGTGGCAAGCGAACAAGGTTTACCGCGTGCGTGATTTCGTGGAAGTTCCGGGTTACACCAAGCGGCAGTGGCGATGGGTGTTTAGTAAGCAACCTATTCAGCCGTTGAATAACTGTTTTGAGGATGAAACATGAAATATGGCTCAGTTTGCTCTGGCGTTGAAGCCGCCACTGCCGCGTGGCATCCACTTGGATGGGAGCCGCAGTGGTTTAGCGAGATAGAAAAGTTCCCAAGCGCCGTGCTGGCGCATCATTACCCAGATGTCCCTAACCTTGGCGACATGACACAATTTAAGGAGTGGCCCATTGACAGATCAATTGACCTTTTGGTCGGAGGAACCCCCTGCCAAAGTTTTTCAGTCGCAGGACTTCGCAAGGGACTTGATGACCCAAGGGGAAATCTCATGCTCACCTATCTTGCCATTGCTGCACAATATCAGCCCAAGTGGCTGGTTTGGGAGAACGTCCCCGGCGTCTTGTCTAGCCAACGAGGACGGGATTTTGGAACCTTCCTCGGGGCGCTGGGCCAGCTCGGGTATGGGTTCGCCTACAGAGTGCTTGACGCTCAATACTTCGGAGTGGCCCAGCGACGCCGCCGTGTGTTTGTTGTCGGATACCTTGGAGACTGGCGACGTTCCGCAGCGGTTCTTTTTGAGCGCGAAGGCCTGTCAGGGCATCCTGCACCGAGCCGAGAAGCGGGGCAAAAAGCTGCCCCCACAGTTACACAAGGCGCTCCATTCAGTCGCACAGGAAACCAGCGAGTAGAGGCGGAGGCTATTGTGGCTAAATGCTTGACCGCGCGTGGCGCTGGTGCTGGCAATTGCGATCCAGAAACAAGCAACATGATACCCATAGCCTTCGGTGCGCAAAACAGCGCCAACCAAGGCGACAGCGTGTCAACGGAAGTCACGCCAACGCTAGATAAAAGCAAGACTCCTGCGGTGGCGTTTGCAATACATCCACATTCAATAGGTCGCAAACCAAATGCTGGGCCTCAAGGTAGGGATCATCTTGACGCAGAGCAAGCGTACACCCATGACGCAAGGGGCGTGGCGCAAGCAGTTGCAATATGCGCACCGTTAAATACACAGCTTGGATTGCGCGGAGCTGACACTAGCAACTCAAGCCGCGAAGGTGTTGGCATTGGCAAAGATGGCGATCCTAGCTTTACACTACAAGCCGCGCACTCTCACGCAGTCATCACTCCAGCAGCAGTCCGTCGCCTAACACCAATAGAATGCGAACGCTTGCAAGGCTTCCCTGACGACTTCACGCAGATACCGTGGCGTAATAAGCCAGCAGAAGATTGCCCGGATGGGCCTCGATATAAGGCAATGGGCAACTCAATGGCTGTTCCGGTTATGCGCTGGATTGGCGAGAGAATACAAATGGTGGAGAGTTTAGATGATTGACGAAGAGGTAGAGCGTAAAATTCACATTGCCGGACTTGTCGGAGCTATCTTTGGCTTCGCAAGCGGCGCTGGCTTAATGATGCTGGTCGCAATTATATTTTGAAATCGTGCAGGGTGGCCGTTGAATTGAATGCTGGCACATTTGGTAGCAACGTCACCTAGGCTAAACAACCACCATTCCCGTGGTAAGTCGATTTTTCTTGTGATGATAGCCACCCTGCTTAGACGTTATAACCGAAGTATGAACGCGGCCACAAGTTGCTATTTAAAGCTGTCGAATGTTTTTTGCATTGATTGCTTTTCATCCATAAATTCCTCTGGCGAAATGTATGTTGTCACAGAGGTCAGCTCGTCTCCCCGGCGGAAGATCACAGCGCCCAAATCAATTGCCACAAACGCAAACACGTCTGACACATCGACGTTCTTTTTCGGCGTGTGGAATGGGTAACTGTTGCTGGTCTTGTGCGTTTTGCTGGCGGTCTTCACCTGTAAGGTCAACGTCTGTGTATCCGTCTGTATATACGCATCGTGATCTTTGATCTGGCAGAGCGTGCAGATGTAGCCAGCAAGCGATAAGTAGGCGAGGGCTAAATGCTCTCCGGCCCTACCTACCGCCGCGCTGGCTTTTTGATCTTGCTTCGCCACTTAGCTAACTTGGCTAAACTAAGCCATGAGCCAAGTGTGGATTTTCTTGCTCTGGTTGCTTCGATCATCCAGACCATGATAGCCGCCGTTCACTCGGCGCGTGATGCGCTTGATGGCGTCATCGGTTACACCCTCGTCGGCAATGGCAAACAATCCATTCTTATTGAAGAACCACAGCGCAGTCTCAAAGGCATATTCGTCAGCCACCAAGTCCGGGTCAGTCATAACCTTCGGCACGCCCATGTCAGACGCAAACGCCCTATAATTATTCCGCCCGGTCAGCTGAAGAAATCCTCGACCAATGTACAGGCTGGCTTGTGCCTCATTCTCGTTTCCCATGCGGCCAGCGTAAACCTTGCCAGCAAGCCCGGTTGGGTTTTTGGCATACGGCTCTGCATCCGCAACAGTTGGGAAGCGCGAAGGCCAGACAGCTTGGATACGCTCTGGCGTGCTGTAATACAGGCTCTCACGGGTGCGCTTGAAGCCGCCACTCTCATGCGATGCCTGCCCCATCAAGTGAGCGCCGCGCGCCGGGGATAGGTTGAAGTGTTTTGCGATTGCTCGCGCTGTATTTGGCCCAAACTCACCATCGGCTGTTGCGCCGATTTTAGCTTGGAGCGTTGCCATTGCCTTGCTCATTTTTTAGCCTTTTTCTTTGCTGTCTTGGCAGCCGCTTTAAATGCACTGGCCGTTGGCGCTCCCTTAGTGCCGGGCTTGCGCATTTTCTCTCCGCTTCCGGCTTTAATGCGCGCACGCTTTTTTGCGATGTTTGAATACAGTCCCATTTCATTAAGTCCTCTTCGATTTAGTGCCGCTGCATTTCCAGCGCTTGCGTGAAAGATTTAGCGGGCTGTTTGGATCAGCCGCAGCCTTGGGAAACTTTTTCTTCTGCGCGGCAGAACGTGCGCAATACGCATCGCCCTTGGATGTGCCGGGCTTGACCCGTGGCCCGCCGCCTTTTGCCTTACCCGCCTGACCGTAGCTGACCTTTTTCCCGGACGCCGTGACCTTGACGCGGGCTTTGCCTTTTGCTGGTGTCGCCATTAATCCATCCCACCTTTCATATCCATGATACCGTTGTGGTCACGGTTTATGTATTTAAGATCGTTCTCAATAAAAGCCACTCGTTGCTGCAACTGCGTGACCTGACCAATCGAATTAGCTAAGTTAGCTAATTCGTCCCAAATCTCCTCAATCTCAACGAAAGCATATTCGATTTCCATAGCATTGTCCTGCACGTCACGCTTGAGGTTAATATTGTCCTCAATGGCCATGCGAGAGCCTATTTGACCGACAGTCTCCTCAAGGCTGGCAATGGTAGCCGCCTGCTGGCTGACCCACCAAACACCAGCGGCCAATTGAACGGCCATTGCAGCCACAAGGGCGAGAGGTAGTTTGACGTTTTCCATTATTTTTTCAGCCCCTTTACCGTGCGGATACCAAAGCTCGCCGCAATCGAAGCATACATCGCCCACTGAAACCACTGAGGCGCAGCGTCCAGATTAGCGAAACCCTGCGCCATGTAAGGCTGGATGCCCGGTATAAAGCTGCCAAGAACGATGGCTATGAACGCCACGGTCCACGCTTCATCTTTCCACGAATTGTTGCTGGCCTCGATAGCAGCCTGCTCCCAGCTGATCTCGCCAGTGGCGATTTTCATTTTGGTCTCAGCTTCGGCTTTCTTCACGGCAGTCTTGCCGTCGATGTAGCTGGCAGCAAGCCCGCCGAGTGATCCTATTATCTGACCGATCATTGTCCCACCTCATACTCTACTTTTGAGCTTGAACCAGTGCTGGCTACGCTCGTTTTGGACTCCTTACCCATCCAGATACCAAAACAGCCTGTGAGCGCGCCCATACAGACGCTGACAAGCCCTGACTGAGCCACGCTGGGATCATCTAGCCCCATAAACCAATGCACCGCTTGATAAGTCAGAACAGTGACTGCCAGCATCATAAGTCGCGGCAGAACTTTCCAGTCGTCAAGTATTGTGTGTGCCATTCTATTTACCCTTCGTAATTTTTAAGCACTGCAAATATTCATTGTTTTTCGTCACCAGAACAGAAGCCCGACGCAGCTCATCCGTGCAGTCCTTTTCAGAGCTATACTGGCCAACCTCGAAGTGAATGACGCTTGTAGAAAGCTGAAACCAAATCAAGACCCACATTACCTAACCTCTTCTGCAAGCAACGCTGCAAACCAGAACAGTCCACCGCTTCCGACCACAGCCACGGTGCAAGCAACCGCAACAGTAATGAAGTAAAAGATGCGGTCACGCTTTGCAGCCTGTTCCTCCAGAGCTTTCTTCTGCCTTGCTCTAGCTGCGCCCATTTCGCGTTGCACTGTCTCCCACATGCCCGGTGGTCCATACAAGCGACAATGGCTGCGGAGCGTATCCATTGCTTCTTTGTGTTTCATCTTCGCGTTTGCAATTGCGAAGCCCTCTTCCTCTGTAGAGGTAAGCCTCCCGAGCGGGCCTTTGTGTCGGCCCTTTTCTGCTAAATTTATATCGGCTTCCAGCTTGGCCAGCTTGCCAAACTGCGGCAGCACAGAACCAACGTCCTTGCCAGCTTGTACCGCAGAGCTAATCCCGCCTGCGACTGTGCTAACCGCACTTGCTAGGGCTAAAACTTCAATCATGCTTCAGCAAACCTCACTGGACAAACATAATGCGGCGGCACGCTATACTTGCGATCATACCACTGCACCTTTGTTATCTTCTCACTGCCGCAATTGTAGTAACACGACTTCACCAGAACATTGCCTGCGCCCTGCACCCATGTGTGTCCGAAGCCCACAAAGACCAGAGCGCAAAGCAACCTATCTCTCCATCAATCTGTCAATTTTCTCTTCAAGCCGATCAAACTTACTCATAATCTGCAAGAGAACCTGATTGCTGTCGGTCTTAGTCACATACTCTTTCGCCATTTCCTCACGGCTGCGATTAAGTAAAATGCGGAGGCGATCCAGCTCTTCCCGCTGCGTCTTCAGCCACCAGCCAAGTCCGCCGATGACAATCGCAAAAAGTACATTCAAGATCGCGTCCATTTCCATTTTAGTAACTGCCTTCCCAGACCCGAAGTGCGCTAAATTCGCTGCTCATTAGCTTACGTTTTAACACATCTTTGACCGCTTGTGTATCGGTCCAAGCCACTCCAGCCTCTTTCAGCCACACATTGAGCAGGGCTAGGTCAACATTGCCGACGTGCTTGTAGTCAGAGGCAAAACTGTTCTTCGTCACCTCACGGGCCTGTGCAGCGTCCTTGAGCATGTGTGATGCGTCAAAGGTCCGCTTGATAACCATGTTGTCGTCGCTATCAAACGAGATATTTTCCGAAATCTTGGTTGATGTATTAATCATTTACCCAAGCCTCGTTGATGTGGATGGTAGACGGATTGTCAGCGCGAAGAGTGCCGTTCTCGTTGCGAGCGCGTTTTCTCTTTGCTGGCGCTTTGGCTTTGGCCACTGGCTTTTCAGCCTCAAGCGCACCAGAGCGAATTTCGTTTATTGCTTTGATTTCGTCAGCGGGAAGGTCGATCACGTCGCCTTTGAAAAACTTGCCAGCAGATGTAAAAACATTTGCAACGGTTACTGTGGCTTTTGTCATTTTAGTCTCCGTTTAAAGTGAAAATGGGGGCAGTCTCCCGCCCCCATCTTTTAGATTATGAAGTTGTACAGTCAGCGATGATGCCGTTTGCAGCTTCATTTTTGGCGCAGAGTGTAAGTTCTGTCACGACTTGGCGAGTAGTGTTGTCGCCAGTTTTCGCCAATGCCACGTTCTTCGTGCCACGCAGGGAAGCAACTTCCCACATGTTATCTTGCATGATGAACACGTCGCGCGAACGGTTTTCGCGGGATGGCATGAACTCCACAGTACCCCAAGGTGTGACGTACACAGCCAAGGATTTAACGACGCGCTCGTCGCCAGCTTGTACGCTGGAACGCTGGTTGTTATTACCTGTGAAGCCCAGAGCTACATTCATTTGGAATGCAGACAGATACACTGTGTCAGGCTTACCACCAGCAACCCAGATTGACTG